GAGTAGCGATTCTGGAAGCGATCCGGATGAAACGCGATACGTTCATAAAAAGGACGAAAATCAGTTTGTTATTCAAATGTTTGCAATAAACGAACGAGGTGAAACATGTTGTTTGTATATCCAAGATTATCAGCCATTCTTCTACATTAAAGTCGCAAAGAATTGGACGAAATCTGATATGTACGAGTGCGTGAATGAATTGAAAAACAAGCTAGACAAGCGATATAGAGATTCTGTTTTGGAATGGGAACTTGTAGATTATCAAAAATTATACGGATTTACTGCTGGCAAAAAGGACAGATTTATAAAAGTCACTTTTAAAAACGGAATTGTAATGAAAAAAATGGCAGGATTATGGTATTCCTATAAAAAGGATTCTGATAATCGCGGCGAAAGAGTTAAAACCAATTATGTGTTTAAAGGTGTAGAACTAGAACTTTATGAAAGCACCATTCCACCACTTCTCAGATATTTTCATATCAATAACATCAGTCCTTCGGGGTGGGTGTGTTTTAAACTAAATCGCGCCATAAAACCGCAAGTGCAGACAACCACTTGTAAATACGAATATATTATTCCCCTAAAGGAACTTCTAGCGCAACCCGAAAAAGAGACGCGAGTTCCTTATAAGATTTGTAGTTTTGATATTGAGGCAAATAGTAGTCATGGGGATTTTCCTTTGGCAATAAAATCCTACAAACGGTTTACACAACAGATGGTCGATGCATTTTTAAAGCAATGTAAAATTATATCAGACGTCGACAAGCTAAAGCTTCTTATTAACAAATTGATATTTTCGGCGTTTGGCTACGACAAATTCGAAGATATTGATTTTGTTTATCCAAAAAATATGCCAACCAAGCAGAAACTAACGGGGCTTATCGCCACACTATTAAATGAGTCTTTGGAAAATGCTAAGAAGGCGAATTCCGAAGAAGATAACTCGAATATTTTGAAAATCGATATGATGTTCGAACAAATGAAGAATTTCTCACCTGAGAATACAAAAGGTAATGATGATTGTGCGGACGAAGAGGGCGCTGGTGCCGAATGTAATGACGGTTCGACATCGTATCAAAGTTGGCAGAAAAAGCCACGGCTAAAGAAAACAGATACTATTTTGGATATTTTAACAAGCGAATCATACGATCGAGATGAAAAAATACAGATCACCAATGAAGTTATTACCAGATTATTTCCTAGATTGGAAGGCGACAAAGTGACTTTTATTGGATCAACGTTTTTGCGATACGGTGACAAAGAGCCCTATTTAAATAATTGCATTGTATTAAATTCATGCGATCCTATAAATGGAATTGAAGTCGAATGTGCAGAAACTGAACGCAATCTATTGCTGAAATGGACGGAATTAATTCAACGGGAAAATCCCGATATTATTATTGGATTTAACACCTTTGGATTTGATAATGAGTTTTTGTTTCGACGAGCACAAGAAAACGAATGTGATAAAGAGTTTTTGCTATTATCGCGCAAGATTGATGAATTATCTGCTGTTGCTAGCTATGATAACCCTAGTGAATTACATCTAGAAGTAAACAAGCTAAAAATTGCTAGCGGCGAATTTGATATGCGATATTTCAGAATGGGTGGTAGATTGCAAATAGATATGTATGCTTATTTTCGTAAAGAAAACTTTAATTTTAGTTCGTATAAACTCGATGATGTTGCTGGCGATTTAATCAGTGATAACATTTCAAACGTTGTCTTGGGTCAATGCGATAATGGAAATTCGATAACTGAATTGTATAGTCAAAATTTGATGGGTCTCAATGTTGGGGATTATATCCGTATTGGTTTTGTTGGATTTACTTCAGATTATTATAAAGATGGGTCGAAATTTAAAGTATTAGAAATTCGGCGAAACATCGAAGTAACAGAAACCGTAAAAGGTGTGGAAACCAAAAAAACATATAATGTTATTGTTATTGGTGGGCACGAAACAATTGATCGATCAAAGCCGATTAAATGGGGAATGGCAAAGGATGATGTAAACCATAAGGATATTTTTAAATTATCTAGCGGATCGTCTAGGGATCGCGCAGTTGTTGCAAAATACTGTATTCAGGATTGTAACCTGGTTCATCATTTGATGAACAAGATCGATGTGTTAACTGGTTTTATTGAGATGGCGAATATTTGCAGCGTTCCAATTAGCTTTTTGATATTTCGCGGTCAAGGGATCAAGCTTACTAGTTATGTTGCAAAAAAGTGTCGCGAAAAGGATATTGTCATGCCTGACCTAGAAAAGACAAAATCCGAAGAGGGATTTGAAGGCGCAATTGTGTTGCCGCCTAAATGTGCTATGTATATGGACAATCCGGTTGCCTGTGTAGATTACTCTTCGCTATATCCATCGTCTATGATTAGTCAAAACTTCTCACATGATAGTAAGGTTTGGTCAAAAGAATATGATCTAGAAGGAAACCTGATAAAGATTACGGGCGAACGCAATTCAAAGGGTGAATTTATATACGACAATTTGCCCGGATATTATTATATTGATATGGAATTTGATACCTATGATTATATTCGAAAAAAGGTTACTTCACGGGCTGTAAAAACCAAAGTTGGAAGATTGGTGTGTCGTTGGGCACAATTTCCCGACAATAAAAAGGGTGTTATGCCTGCAATTTTAGAAGAACTTTTGAAGGCTCGTGCGGATACTCGCAAAATGATTAAAACGGAAAAAGATCCATTTATGCAGAATATTCTTGACAAAAGGCAAAACGGATATAAGGTTACGGCAAATTCTTTGTATGGTCAATGTGGTTCTAGAACATCAACCTTTTATGAAAAAGATGTTGCTGCGTCTACTACGGCAACTGGTCGCATGATGATTATGTATGCTAAACGAATAATTGAGGAAGTGTATGGAAATAATAGCATTCATGTTTTGCAATCTGGCAAATCCGTAAAAACGAATGCGTGCTGTATATATGGCGACACAGACTCAGACTTCTTTACATTTAATTTGGAAGATCCTGTAACGGGCGAAAAGATTCGCGGAAAGCCAGCTTTGGAAATAACAATTGAACTTGCGCAAGAGGTAGCTGATTTATGCACGCGATATTTGAAGCCGCCGATGGCTTTGAGTTATGAGAAAACGCTCATGCCCTTTATTTTATTGTCAAAAAAGCGTTACGTGGGTATGCTTTACGAGACGGATCCGAATAAGGGTAAATTGAAATTTATGGGCCTGGCGCTAAAACGCCGCGATTCGTGTGATTATTTAAAAGACGTATATGGTGGTATTTTGAAAATATTGATGGACACTAAAAATGAAAATGGTATTAAAAGCGCCATCGAATATTTGGATAATGCGCTAACAGATTTGGTAAAAGGCAAAATTCCAATGGATAAACTTACAATTACAAAACAATTGCGCGGATATTATAAAAATCCGAATCAAATAGCACATAAGGTTTTGGCAGATAGAATTGGAAAGCGCGACCCAGGAAATAAACCCAAACCTGGTGACAGAATGAAATTTGTTCATATCGTAAATGAAGCTCGCGGTGTTTTGCAAGGCGATAAGATAGAAACACCTGAATATATAGTTGAAAACAAATTGCCTCTGGATTACGACTTTTATGTTACAAACCAATTAATGAAACCGATTCAACAATTGTTTGGTCTAGCTCTAGAACAGATTTGGGAACTACAAAACAAACGGTCGGCTATAAAGGCATATCAAAAAGACGTCTCTAGATTAGAAGAAGAATACCCTGAAATAGAAATATTTATGAAGCAAAAAGAAAAATATTGTGCTACAAAAGTAAAGATTCTTTTGTTTGATAAAATATTAACTCAGATCACACAGCAAAAAAATAAAATGTCTGCTATTACTTCGTTCTTCCGCCCTGTCTAAAAATAATTTTACAATATAAAAAATTATTTTTTCAATTACACCGATGAACATTTAAAATGGGACAAACCGCCCATGGCGGTTTGCCTTTTAATTGATTTATCGGTAACGTTGCCCTTAAATATCTAGTGAGACGCCCAAAGGGCGTCCCATTTTAAATATTCAAGGGTGTAAAATCTACACGTAATATTCAAAATCGTACAAAAGATTTTGCGACATATCAAGAATTTCTTCTGAATAATTTCTTAGTATAGAACTCAAAGAATCAGATATATTCTGAGCAATAGCAGATTCAATATTGTTTAAAGAGTTTTGTAAAGATGTTCTAGGTAAACTGTTGCCAGATATATCAATTGGTGCTATATAATCACGAATATCATATCTACAAACAGGACACCGCACGTTTTGACGAAACCAGTTTTGTATAGCATGTTCTCGAAATGTATGTCCACAATGACGTATTTGTCGTACATTATCGCCTTCTTGAAATTCCTCTAATGTAATTGGACAATTCGTGTTGGATAATTGTAATCGGTTTGAATATATTAGATTCCTGGTTGATTGGTTTATTTGTTCTTCGGTTGGCGCCACCAGTACATCTCGCATTGAGGGTCGCCTAGTAAAATTTCCAGATAAATCGCCACCAATAGGATATATTAAATAAGAAAATAACTGGGTGTCGCGAAATAAGCGGTCGGCGTTTCTTTGCGTTGAATTAAATACAGGGTCTACATTCCTGCGGTTTGTACTTGGCATTGATAATGGCACAATTGGCACAGTATTAGTTCTGGATTGGCGTATTCTGTCAGACACAATGGATTGCACAATTTGTAGATAGGTTTGCATATTTGATTGGTATTGATACATGGTTGAATTATAGCTATTCATTACGTCACTCAACGCGTTAACGAGGTTCATATTATCTAAATATCCATTTTCTGTTCTAGTGTTGCTTTGTCTGTTTCTACGACTGAATGATGATACATTGGATGGTCTTAAATAACTTTGCATCATTTCTTCAAATATTCTTTGCAGATCATGTTCGAATCTTGTATTATCCATTAATCAATATAATATAAAGATAATTCTTATTATATATTTATATAAATTAATTTAAAAATGGACTTGTCAAAGTATTATGGTAAAGGAATAACTGGATTAGAAAATCTGGGCAATACGTGTTTTTTAAATTCTTGCATGCAGGTTCTCAATCATGCTTATGAATTGAATCACCTTTTAGATTCAAAGTCTTATGAGCGATTCCTAAAACCAACAATGCCCGATTCAAATATATTATTAGAATGGAATGATTTGCGAGAAGTAATGTGGAGTGGAAATGGTGTAGTTGGTCCCAATAAATTTGTGCATAATGTCCACAGAATAGCTAAAATAAAAAACAGAGATATTTTTACAGGGTGGGTGCAAAACGATATGACAGAATTTTTACTATTTTTTATGGATTGCATGCATAATAGCATAAGCCGATCAGCAAATATGAAAATAAACGGTAACGCTTTAAACGGCACAGATGCTATGGCGTTGAAATGTTATGAAATGTTGCAAGAAACATATAAAAAAGAATATTCCGAAATAATGAATATGTTTTATGGAATTTATGTTTCTGAAATTACATCAAAAGATGGAAAGAAAGTTCATAGTATGAAACCGGAAAATTATTTTATTTTGGATTTGCCCGTAATTGACGGAAACCGTATGGCTACCAATTTATATGGTTGTTTTGAATTGTTTACTAAATCAGAAATAATGGAGGGTGAAAATGCATGGTTTAATGAAACAACTGGCAAAAAGGAAGACGTATCTAAACAGATAACCTTCTGGAATTTTCCAGACGTATTGGTGCTATCTTTAAAACGCTTTACGCCAGACGGAATGAACAAAATAAATAGTCTAGTCGAATTCCCTTT